TCGTTTCCGTCAAAAAGACCTCTCCAGCAAACAACTTTAAACAAGAGCGAATTATACGAGTTTCTGAAAGATGAAATTGAAGTGGTAGGGAAAAAAGTGCCTCCGAATTTTCGTTCTTTTGGATCTAAGACGCTGGAGAAGATAGCTGAAAAATCATTAAAACCCATCCCTCATATACATAATGATGCAATTGAATTTGGGAAAAAATGTATTAGAAGATTTATGGTTAAATTTGATGATTTGACAGACGTCGAAGTCATAAATGGCTTGAAAGAGGAAGAATTAGCTGGCTTGAATAAGAAATCAGTTAACGGATTTGGATATTCTAATGATAAAGAAGATTACATAGATTTTCCTTCAGGGGAAATAACTCCTATTTTTAAACAGAGAATGCAAGAATTTATAATGAATTGTAAGACTGATAGTACTAAGATACAAGATTTGTTATTTTATGAAGCATTTAAAGATGAGTTACGAATGGAAGAGAAGAAAGATAAACCACGTTCTTTTAGGGTAGCTCCTCTTCATCATACTTTTTTGGTAAAGAAGTATATTGGGAAATTGTTTATTCACTGTAAGAAAAATATGTGGTCTAATCAGATGGCTATAGGGATGAATCCGTATAGAGATTGGGATATGTTATATAAGAAATTGAAGACAGCCTATATTAACTTTGATGGTGACTTTGGAAATTGGGATGGAGGAGCACCAGCACAGGTACAAGATGCCATATCGGAAATGATTATGGAATTTTACGAAGGAGACGATCCCGAAACTTTAAAAGTGTTACTAAACTCCATGGTACGAACTTTTGTCTTGATTAAAGAAAAAGTAGTGTTGACAACACATTCTATGCCTTCAGGATGTTGGGTTACAGCGTTTTTTAATTCTTTAATCAATCGGTTTTTAACAGCTATGGTTCTACATGTGGAAATGTCGAAAGACGATAAAATTCCTACCACAGACGATTTTGACAGAATTATAGATTTTGTTATGGGAGATGATAAGATTTGTGGTTCACCGCCTGACCTGATGAAGTATTTTAATGCTATTACAATGCGAGATTTCGCGCACAGTATTGGTATGAAATATACAGATGGAGATAAGGGAGAGATTACAGAAATTTCGAAACCGTTAACAGAGTGTGTGTTTTTAAAAAGACACTTTAAATTTCATAAGAAACTAGGGAAAATCGTAGGACCATTGTCATTAACCACATTGATCAATTCTTTGTGTTATAAAGATTCTTCTAGAAATTATGACGAGATAATGAGGGGGAAAATGACTGCCTTTCAATTTGAGATTTATTTACATGAAAATAATAAGTTAAAATCTAAGGTTATTAATGCAGCGCATGCTTGTTCTTTCTTTTTTATAGAGTTTAGTGAGGAACACATAGCCAAAACTATGCAAGAAGATGATACTTATGCTACTGTAATGGGTTGCTTAGGTAAACATATATCCAACTTTTCTTAAGTTGAAAAATAGAATTATAAGGGTTATAAGAAGTTTGTTCCTAGAAACTTCGCCACTTTCTATTTTAGAATTTTTAGGGAATAGAAGATTTTAATAGTAGTCTTCTTGTAAAAACATACTATTTCAATTAATAAAATTAACAATTCAGATAACAAGTTTGCAACAGAAATGTGTTATGATATGCAAACAACAAAACAAAGTATGAGTTCTTCTGTCGCTAGTGTAAATACGCGAGACATTAATTTTTCTAAAGATCATCATAATGTTTATCCGGTCATTGATATCTCAGAAGAATATAGAATAGATACTAAACCTTTTGTAAATAGACCTTTTTTCGTAGACAGTGTAGTTTGGTTTAACGAAGTAGCTTATAGTTTTTTAACATCTAAAATAGTTAGGTTACCTAGAGACGTTTTTACATCTAATGTGTCTCTAGAAACAGCATTAAAATTGGGAGCTTATTTTAGAAGTGATTTATCGTTGAATATTTCAGTAGCAGGAACTATTTCACATGCAGGCG